GAGGAGTAGAAGCTCTCCTCGGTCGAGGTTGCGGTGACCAGCGGGAAGGGCGTGCCCTCGGGGATGACTGCTGCGGCGCCGAACTGGTCGACACCTGCACCCTCGAAGCCGGCCGAGCCCAGCGCGCTGCGCAGGACGACAGGGTTCAGGTCCTTCACGGTGCGGTGACCCGCGAGGCCGTCGAGCGACTTCTCCTGCTCCTGGAGCTGGGGGATGCTGGTCATCGTCATCAGGTGGGCGACGGAGAAGCCCAGGTCCGACGTGGTGAACAGCTCGGCGACGCGAGCCTCTTCCACGCGCGAACGGCGGGCCTTCTTCAGCATCTCCTGAGCGAGGCGGACCTTCGCCAGGGTGACGCCACCCTGCGGCTTGATGAGGTGATCAAGCGTGAAGGGGTCGTTGTACTGCTCGAGCAGTTCAGAGAGGTTCTTCATGCTCAGGCTCCAATCTTGATCGGCGCGACACCCGCGGCGCGGGTGTAGGTGGCGGGGTAGTTCACGACGCCGATGCGGGTGTTTCCGCTCGCGGTCGCGGTGAGTGCGCCGGCGCTGGTCACGAAGATCGGCGTGCCCTGAGCGGTGCTCGTGGTGACGCCCGTGATGCCGGTGAACTCCCAGGTGCCGTCGACTGCGACGCCGACGGCGTAGGTGCCGATCGTGGTCGCCTTGTCGTTGCTGAAGCCGGGGCGGCTGTAGCCGGTGACCTTGACGTTGCCGTAGAGGGTCTTGTCGGGCTTGATGACGCCCACGGTGTCGGTCTTGGTGATGCCGTACCGGCCACCGGACTCGACGAGGGTGCGCTCAGGTGTTGCGGCGCCCACGTCCCAGGTCTCGACCAGGGCGGTCGTGTGGAGGAAGACCTCCTGCGTTGCAACAGCCATCAGAAGCTCCAATCCGTGTTCTTCTTCGAGTCGCCGGCGGCGGACTCGAGGACGTATTCGTTGACGGGGCCAGCCTTAGCTGCCGCCTCAGCGACGTTCTTCGCGATCGTGATGCCGCTCGTGATGTCCTTGCCCTCGAGCACCTGGGACCGGAAGTCCTCAGCGATCTCGTCAGGGAGCTTGGCGTCGTCGATGAGCTTGAAGCTCTCGGCGGCAGCCTTGGCACCCTCGGCGCGAGCGGTGTCCAGAGCCTCGGCGTCAACCTTGGTCTGGGCCTCGCCGGCCGTCTTGGCAGCGGACTCGTTCACGAACGAGATCACATCCTTGAGGGACTCGGTGATCGCAGCTGCGGTGGCAGCGGCGATGGCCTGAACGTCCTTCTCATCCATGTGGTTCTCCTTCTTCTCCTCCGCCGAGGCTTCGGCAGCAGGCTTGTGGGAGGCGGCCCGTGCCGCCTCGATCTTCTTCTTGAGGCCAGAGCCCTGTCGGCCGGGGTACCCCACCATGTCGACAGAGTTGGTCTCGTGGGCGATCAGCGCAGTGACGTTGCCGTCATCGTCCGACTCGCCGAGTGCGTAGATGGCGAGGCTGGCCTGGTCGCCGAGCGACTCCACCACGTCCTTCCAGTGCGACAGCACCCGGATCTTGCCGACCGCGCCGTCGCCGGGCTGGAAGATTGCGTCTTCGTCCAGGACGCCCCACTGGTCGCGAGGATCGCGATCTCCGGGACCCTCGCCTTCCTTTGGGTGGCCGAACCAGAGCTTCGTGCCCTTAGGGAAAGCCTTGGGCGCGTACTCGGCAAGCATCTCTTCGGAGTAGGCCCCCGAGGAGCCTTCGCCAGCCGTAATCAGGGTCGCAGCCCAGCGCCCCTCCGTGAGGCGGAGTGGGCCTGCGTTCTCGCTGATGAAATGCTGACGCTTTGGCATACTCGTGAGATTAGGAGTACACTCTGCGCTTAATTTTCAGAGCGCGCATTAGTTGGACTGGATATCGTTTCGCGTGTCGGTCGGACGCTCGCCACCCGCGCCGCCGCCGTCGCCGGAGCCGCGCCCCTGCATGGGTGCGCTGGTTGTCGCGGTGCCGCCGGTGCCGTCGCGGTCGATGTCCTTGCGGGGCAGGCTGTCCTTGTTGTTCGGCGTGAGAATGCCCTTGGGGAGCGTGCCCAGGTCTGCGCGGCCCATGATCTTGGCGACGATCTCCTGGAAGGTCTCGGGCTCGAGGACGCCCTGGAGCCAGGGCAGGGTTGCCATCTGCATCTCGCGGTACTGCTCGGCTGGGTCGACGAGGCGGGGGAAGTACGCCTTGATCTTGGACGCAGCCTCAGCGGAGCCTGCCATCCAGCGCAGCACGCGCTTATCCAGGTCGGCGTGCTCCTGGCGGCGGGTGATCATGGCGAGGCGGGTGGGCAGGTCGAGGGTCTGGCTGGCGCCGTAGGAGGAGCCGGCGTCGCCGGGGTTCGCGGTGAGGTGGATGACGCTCACGTCCAGGGCGGAGGCGATGAGGGCGACGACTTCGCGAATGGTGGAGAAGGTGTAGCCGGACTTCGCGGAGTTCATCGCCACAAGGTCTCCGGCCGAGCCGACGATCGCGGTCGACGCGGCGGCCTGCGGGCTGGCGAAGCCGCCGGCGGCGGCCTGGCCGCTCTTGGCGGTTCCGGCGGTGGCCTTGTAGGCGATGGAGGCCATCGCCTCGGACACGTCCACGCCGTCCATGTAGAGGCCCTTGGCGATCTCGGCCCAGACGTGCGCAGCGAGGGCGTCGGGGATGCCGAACGCCCACCCCTCGACGCTGTTCGCGTGCATGTCGAAGGCCGTGTAGCCGCGCTCGACCTTCTCGCGCTCCTTGTCGACGGTGATGATGTCCTGCTCGAGGTGCTTGTACGTGTCGACGAAGTACCAGCGCACCATTTCGGTCTTCTTGCCGTTAGCCTGGCGGCGCGACCATGCCCGGCGGTAGGCGTAGATCTCGCCGGTGTCATCCTCGTCGGTGAGCACGTCGGTGATCTGGTCAAGGGGGATCGGGGTGAGGAGCTTGGTGCTGTCGTCGCCGATCCACAGGGCGATGCCGGAGTGGTACAGGCGGCCCTCGCGGCGCCGGCGTGCGGCGCGGCCGAAGAATGCCTTCTGGTTCAGGGGGTGATCGATCTTCTCCTGGACGTTCACGCCCTTGCCGGAGCCGCCCTTGCGGATGCCCTCGTACTGCACTTCGTCCTGATTGATGTAGGAGTCGCGCAGGCTTAGCCCGCGCTTGCCCCAGGCGTTACCCGCCTCGAACTCGGTGAGCTTGCGCTCCCATGCCTTGAGGTCCTTCAGGCTTAGCCCGCGCTCGGGCCGACCGTTGCCGCCGATGTAAAGCTCCCAGCCCTCGTCCTCGCGACCGAGCATTGCCATCACGTTCTGGAGTGTCTCGGCGAGGACGCCGCCACCAGGGTTCGCGGTCTCGACGGCCTTGGCGGTGTGAAGTCCTTCGAGGATCTCTTCGGCGATTCGGCGGTTGCGCATACGAGGTACGGTAAGCGCGGGCTAGGGGCTTAATTGCTGGCTTTCGCCCCTTCACACCGGCATTACCCGTCGCGCACGCCGCTCCATCGTCATTTCACGGGCGATACTGCGCGCAGATTCGACCACCGTGTCGCCGGGCTTGAGCCCCGCGACGGGTCCGTCGGTGAGCGGGGAGATGTCGAAGGAGGCATAGATGGCGGCGTCGGCGAAGTCAGGGCTCTTCACGCCGCGCTTCTTCATTGAATCCTTCGATTCGATCTTCTTGGCACCCTTGTCGTCGTACTCGTAGACGATGCCGCGCAGCTCGTCCATGAGCAGTTCGTCCTCGGGGTCAAGGTCGAGGTAGCCGCGGAACATCTGGTCTTTGAGAGCGAAGTAGTGCTGGGAGCGCTGGTTGGTGAACGCGCGCCGGTCGGTGGTGGGGCCGGAGCCGTAATACTCGAACACGGCGTACTTCATCTTCCCGAAGCCCAGGTCGCGCAGTCCGTCGACAACGCCGGAGCCGAGGCCCGAGGCGTCGATTGCGACGAACTGGCTGCCCTCGCCGAGGGCGTACTGGTCGATCCGCGTGGCAGAGCCGACGTTCTCCGGGTTGTTGCCGACCAGGGGGGCGCCTTGCCACTTGTCGATCAAGCGGACCTGGAGTCCGCGCTGGCCGGTGGCCTTGACGGGCTTGTTGGTGATGGGGTCGGTCTCCCAGACATCGCCCTCGAGCGCACGGTAGCCGACGGTGTAGTCGCCCTTATGCGAGCGGGCGATGTCCCAGCCGTGGCGGGGCTTGGCGTCCGGGTCGGGAATCACGATGCAGTTGGCGGCCCTGGCAAGGTCGGTGTCGGCGAAGAGGTTGTTGCCGGCGTCGAAGGCCCACTGGCCGGTGACGCGCGAGATGTAGCGGGGGTCGGTCTCTCCCCAGTCGGCCTTCTTCTCGTTGACGTACTCCCAGCCGGACAGCGCCGACATCTTCTCTTCGGGGAAGTCTTCGCCGGTGATCTTGGGTGAGTCGAGAACAGAGATGTGCATGAGGTTCCATGCGGGGTTCTTCGTCTTCCACAGCTTTGCCATTGCCGAGGTGGGGTCGGTGGGGTTGGCGATCAGCAGCAGGCGGTTGTGCTCACCCGTGGTGATGTTACCGAGGGCGTCGACCATGCCGGCGGACAGGCCGGCAGCCTCGTCGCCGATGGCGAGGAGGTACGTGGCGTGGAGACCCTGGTAACCCGAGTCTTCCTGGTTGTCCGGTGGCTTGCGGCCCTGGCCGATGATGATGCCGTCGTCGGTCTTCCATTCGTTCTGGCTGGTGATGTAGCCGGGGAGGGGGTGGTCGATGAGTCCGGCCTCGTAGCGGCGACGAGAGAGCGCATGGAAGACGCGCATCCCCTTCCACAGAATCGCAGAGATCTGGGACTGGAAGGGGGCGGTGGAGGCCACGAACACTTCGTCGATCGGATGGACATCGACCCACCAGCACATGAGCACGGAGGCCAGGTGGCTCTTTCCGACACCGTGGCCGGCGGCAACGGCCGTGTTCCGGTTGTCGCGGACAGACTCGGCGACTTCGCGCTGCATGGACCACAGGTCCACGTCCAGCATGTCCTTGGCCCACCCCACGGGGTCATTGACATACTGGGAGCGCTTTGCCCGCATCTCGAGCGCGTGATTCAGGCTGAGGAAGACCTGATGATGCAGGGTCACTGCTCGACCGCCTGGTGCTTTTCCAGTTCGGCGGCGGCCAGTCTCATCCCCTCCGCGATCGCTTCATCCCACGCCTGCTGGTCGATCTTCTCGCGGAACGCGCCTCGCAGGTAAGCGGTTGCCAGGTCGATAGCCTTCAGCATGAGCTGGGCCTGGTTGCTGTAGAGCGCGTTGAGGTCCACCTGGGTGGCGGCGCGGCGCTTGTCGAAGCGGTTACCCAGCTCCTTCAGGTAGCCGAGTTGCGTCTTCGCGTTCTCGTAGTTCAGGTCCCCATCGGTACGCACGCGCTCGAGGTCGTTGAGGATGTTCTCCAGGCGGATGATGAGCATGACCTCACGCTCGGCCATCGTCAGCCAGTCGCGACGGGCGAGCAGCTCCTTGGTGAGCGCCGCGACGCGGGCGGGCTCGATCGCGCCGTTGAACTTTTCGCTGATCTCTTCCGGGGAGCGCGAGGCGGCGTAACGCAGGATTTCCTGATCGATACGCGAAAGCTCGCTCCCAGAGGTCATGGGTGACACTCTAGGAGCGAGCTATGCGCTTGATTTTCAGGCGTTGGCGGGGTGCTTCCCCCCTGCCGGGTCGGGGATCTCGACCAGCTTGGGCGGGGAGGAGGGCTTGCGCCGTACTGGCTTCGGCGCCTCTGCTTGCTGGGTGAGCAGTTCACCAAGCAAAGGATCGGCTTCGATCTGCTCCTCGAGGACCTGCTCCTCCAGCGTCTTGGGCAGCTCCGGCGCGGGCGCGGGAGCCTTCCACACGAACGGGGCGCCCTTCTTGCCGAGGATCGCCCAATCGCGGATGGCATCGGAGACGGCCTGGATGTCCTGGCGTCGCCCACCAGGGGAGAAGGACCACTCCTGGAAGGCGTGCTCCCGCGCAATGATGTCGCCGCGCTGGTCGCGCCGGTCGATGAGGACGTACTTGTACCAGATCGACTCGGGGTGCGCGGGTCCCGCCATGTGCGGGTTGAGCGCCTTGAAGTAGTCCACGAGCTTGCCGTGGTCCTGGTACTGCGGGCTCTCCTGTAGGTCATGCCAAGCGGCGGCGAGGGCGCGCATCATGCCGGGCGAACCGAGCAGGCTGGTGTCGCGCAGGACGCGCGCGCTCACCTGGCCCACGGTGAGCGCTTCAAGCTGCGGGAAGGCGGCGATCATGTCGTCGAAGAAGCGCTTCGCGTTCGCGGCGATCTGGCGGTCGTCGCCGTCGCGCTCGAGCGTCTTGTGGACGCGGCCTTTCATGCCGACAACGGTGGCGTGGACGATGCGGGAGAGGTGCTGGAGGGTGAGGAAGTCGTTGCTGTTCTGTGGCAGGCGGTCATTCTCCTCGTCGATGCGGTTGGCGAGGAGGGGGTGGTCGCCGACGAGCGCGGTGGCCCGGTTGACGATTTTCCGCGTGTCGAAGCGAGCCTTCACTGAGGCGCTGATCGTCATGGCGTTGTCGGCGATATCGAAGAACATCTGCCGGTACTTCTGCGCGTCGTCAGTGACCTGAATCTCGACGGCGACGTGTTCGCGGCCGAAGCGCTCCTCCAGGTTGCGGGCCTGCTGAAGCTGCTTCTCCGCCTCCTTGACCACTGCGTCGCGCTTGTCTCCGCCGGCCTGACGGATCGCGCGGGAGCGGAAATCGCGAGCCTCATCGATGCGCTTCTGGATGAGCCCACGCGCGATGTGGAAGCCGAGGACGCGGTGCTGGCCGGCGCGGATCTGGATGTTGCTGGCCGCGCTCTTCGGGTAGGAGAGCACGCCGAACGTGGCGTGCTCGTCGCCGATGGCGGCCTGGCTGTCGAAGGCGAAGATGTCGGCAGAGCGCAGGATGATGCCGGGGATCACCCAGTCCTCGTGATTGAGATAATACTCGGCAAAGGAGCGTGCGTGGTTCTCCTGGATACGCCGGTTACCGGGGTTGGGAATCTTCGGGTCAGGGCGGGGAATAAGTCCTACGATCTGAGCTGGGCTCACGGACAAGCCGTAGACCGTGCGTCCACCCTGCTTGTAGCGCGTAGCATAAGTCTGTTCATCGGCCGACAGGCCGAGCATCGGTATGGTCACGATAGTGCCCCCTTGGGTCTATTGACGTGGTATGCGAGCTTATTCTATTCATGATCTCCGGTCAACGCACATCCGAATGTCGGCGGTGGCCTCTAGGGTCGAACATACATACGAGAAGGGTTAGGACATGGCATTAGGGGCGACGGTCATCGTGCGCGAATACGACGGGGGCAGGTCGGTGGAGTTCGAGCACTGCGGGGACTTTGTGGTGATGGAGACGGGGCACCATGCGTTCGCATTCGACACGGGGCTGCTGCTGCACGCGATGGCGAAGCTCTTGGCGGCGAATGTGGACACAGCGCTTCTGTGACAGAATGCCCGCCGCGCTCCGAGGGGGAGTGCGGCGGGCATTCTGCGTAAGCGGCTTATTTGACGAAAGCTCCAACCTGTTCGTATAGATCCTCAAGGGTTCCGTCATTGACGATGAGTCCGTCAAAGTCCTGCTCGCCGACCGAGTTTTCGCTCGCATGGGCGGCAATGGCGCCGCGCGTGGCAAGGTTCGGGCGGTCGATCCATACGGACCTCCCTCCAAGCTCCCGGATCATCTGCACCTCGTTGGGGAAGCGGATGCCGGTGACGACGACTGGGTGGCCGGCGCCGCGGTGGTCGTCGATCTTGCGGGCCATGATGTTCACCCACACGTTCTCGCCGACCATGTTCCTGCCGACTTCGGTACCGAGTTTCTGGAGCAGGCGGCGGGCTTCGGGGAACATCTCCTTCGTGCGGACGTAGCCCCACTCTGCGATCGCCTCGGAGTATCTCCAGACTTCCTCTGCACTCTCGTAGCCGGCGGTGCTTGTCGGCCAGATCACCGGATCGATCGCGAGCATGGCCTCGTGCAGGGCGTCGGACATTCCCAGCTTGACGAAGCCGTGCTTCTCGACGAGGTGGTCGGCCACCGCATCCTTCCCGGAGCGCAGGTGGCCGCCGAGGCCGATGAGGGTGGGTGAGAGCTTCATGCGTAGACCTCCAGGGTCGGGATCGAGTGTTCGGACCAGGCGGAGATCCGCAGGCCGGGGACATGCCGGTTGTAGGCGTAGTCACCGAAGACGACGTGCTCCCAAGTCGGCTCCATCGCCCCGGTGATCTCCGGCTTGTCGTCGATCAGGAAGTCACCGCGGACAACGGTCTTGTCGTTCGTGAGTACGAGCCGGCTGGCCCAACGCGAGCCGTAGTGGCGCACGATCCAGTCGATCTTGTCGCTGGCGCACGTCGGGTTCGAGATGTACGGGCTCGAGACGATGCGCACATCGTGACCCGCCTTGAGTGCGGCCTTGAGTGCTTGCTTCGCGCCAGGGATCGGCTTGATGTTCCGGTAGAAGCCCGGCGCGGTCATGATCTCCTTGATGATCCGCTTCTCGTCCGCAGTGCGGCCGTGATTCAGATCCCACTGCTGCTGATCCTTCGTGCGGGGGATATTGGCGGCTGCCTCACGGTACGTGTCCAGCCAGGTGTCGAACCAGTCGCCCCAGTGGGCGATAACCGCGTCCATGTCGACGAGGAGTCTCATGATGCCTCCTTCCTCAGTGTCACCGGGTCAACCAGGCGACTGTCCATCCCCACGTTGATGATCGCGGTGCTGGCGTCGACCAGGCGGATAAACGTCGCCAGTGTCCCGTCAGGGGTGCGCACGGCGTCGCCGCGCTCGAGTGCTGCGCTCATGACGCCTCCTTGGCTACGGGATTGTTCCAGGCATCGATGTGGGCGACTGCGGCAGACAGGCTCGCGGCGAAGGTGGGCTCGTTCCGCAGCGCGGTGGGCCAGGCGCGCCTCTCCTTGACGGCAACACCGTTAACCCGCACCTTGCGCGGATTCAACACGTCACCCTCGTAGACGAATCCGAGGTATCCGAGTGGCGTCAACTCGTCGACGGACACCGAGTGG